TGCTGGACGTGAACACGCGCGAAATGGTGGCGCTTGACCGATTCAACCGCGTGGATTACCCAGTGCTGGAGGACAGGCTTCTTGCCACCTACCGCAAATGGCATCTGGACGGGATGGTAGTGGAATCGAACAGCATTGGCGCGCCGGTGATCGACCACCTGCGAGAGCACGATATTAACATCATTCCCTTCACCACGACGAACACGACAAAGCATGACATTATCCAGAGATTACAGAGCGCATTTGAACACGGGCTTATCCACATCATTGACAATCCAATCCTGGTTGGCGAGCTGCTATCCTACGAGAGCAAGCGCACGCCGTCGGGCAATTATACATATTCAGCACCAGAGGGGCAGCACGACGACTGTGTGATGTCCCTCGCGTTCGCGTGGTACAGCATCAGCAACGACGCGTGGCTCATCAGTTAGGAGCAAACATGGCGAAAACAAAAGGCGTTAGCATCAGGGACATCAGCGAAGGCGTGAAATCGATCAACTTCGATATATTCGGGGGCATCGACGGATTCCTGTCAATGACCTCAGGCGGTGGCGGTGATGACATCACGCAGGCGCAGCAGCTCCGGCGCGTGGTCCCCTGGCTGGCGAAGGCCGTGGACATGACCGCCAACGCCGTGAGCGCGCTGCCATTTGACATACTGAGAGAGAACGGCGAACCGTACGACACATCCGCCGATTGGAAGAACAAAACGGGCGGGCTTGAATCGCCGGAGTCGCTGTTCTACCTGCTGGCATCGAGCCTGTGCTTCGGGCGCGCGTATCTCATTCCGCAACTGACGAGCCGGGCGATCGTGGACATGCAGTTCGTTGCGCCTCAAACCGTGAGAGCGGAGATAACGCGTGACGGACTGAAATGGTTTGACCGCACGACTGACAAGGGCGCGGTATCAAGGTATTACCCGATCGAATCAGAACTCGAACCGGCGATGATCTACTTCTGGCTACCTGACTCCGACGTGGAGATCGGGCCGGCGCTGACGCATCCGGCTGGCAACGCGCTCTTGAGTGCGCGGTTGCTGTTCAACATGGACGGGACAATCGCGACCTACGCTGAGCGCGGGTTCATCCCGCCTACGGTGCTTGGCGCGAAGGGAATGCCTGGTCCGGCTGAGCGAGAGAAGGCGGAGCGCTGGTGGGATAGGTTCTTCAGGGGCAAGACCGACATAGCCGCCAAGATCATCAACACCGAAGCATTGAGCGTGGTCAAGGTTGGCGCGGGCATGGAAGACATCAGGGGCGCATACCCTGAACTGACGAAGCAGATGATAGAGAACATCGCAACTGCGTTTGGCATTCCATCCGGGCTGTTCATGTCCGACATGGCATTTGCAACCGAGATAAAACACCTTATCAAAATTTGGTATACGACCAGCGCGTTCGTGAAGGTGTATAAGGCAATCGAGACGGGATTCAACGAGCAGGTGCTCAAACCGTGGGGGCTGAAGCTGAAGTTTGACCCGAACGCCATTGACGCGATGCAGGAAGAAGAGATGGAGCGCGCAACCGCGTTCTCGACCTACGTCAACGCTGGCATGCGACCGAGCGTGGCGGCTGAGATGCTTGGCATCGAGTTACCGCAGGGAGTGAAGTTCGCTGACCTCGACGCTGACATGGCGGCGAAACAACAGCGCGAGCAGTTGCTGGCTGAGGCGCAAGCGGCACGGTTCCAACCACAAGAGAAAGAGGAGAAGCCGGATGAAGAACAAGAAAAACCCACCGAAGACAAACCAGCCGAAGAAAGGGTGCGGGAAGAACGAAAAGCGGCCGACCCGCTGACGCTGACCTCCGAGCAGATCAAGGAACTCAACCTGTGGCGGCAGATAGCTGAGCGCAACTTCCGCAAGGGCAAGGGGGCGTGCGCCGACTTCGAGGTGAAATCGCTTCCTGAAGACATGGCGGCTGACATCCGCGAGCGCTTGAAATACGTGACTGGCAAAGAGGACATCGGGCAGGCGTTCGAGGTCACGGGAGCGCCAGCGCATCAAGACATCAACGTGGAAGCGCTGAAGATGGTGGCTGACGCGATTAACCGGGCTGTGGACGCGGGGGTGAACATTGACAATCCCGCCTGAGTATATTTACCTTTGGTTGCAACTTGGAGAGGTCATCTGGTTATGAACTGGTTGCTTGATCTCCTTGACGCGATTCCGGCGCTGTGGCGACTGGTGGAGATCAAGACTGAAGCCATGTTTCTGCGCCAGTTGCGCGCCTACTGCCTGCAGTTATTCAGGGGCGAGCTGGGCGAGTTCGCGTGGATACAGGACATGACCGATACCATCGCTGACCAGATGGGCAAGGCGTGGCGTGAAGGTGCGCGCGCGGTTGGTGTTGAACCTTCCGAGTTCACCGATGAAGATAACGAGGAACTGAACAAGATCATCGCGTCAGAATACGATTATGTGCTGGCGTTGGGGTCTGACATCCTGGCGCTGAGGCTCATGGGCGGAACGCTTGAGGAGTACCGCACGAAGTTTGCGGGGCGCATCGAAGTGTGGGCGCATCGTTATACCGACGTGGTGAACCAGGCGAAGGTGTGGTTTGGCAAGCGCAAGAAGGTCAAGCTGAAATGGGAAATGGGCGCGACAGAGGAACATTGCGCAACCTGCGCGGCGCTTGATGGACTTGTGGCGTATGCCGAGGATTGGGAACGGTCAATGGTGCATCCGCAGAACCCACCGAACCAGGCGCTTGAGTGCGGTGGCTGGCGCTGTGATTGCGCGCTGGTGCCAACGACTGAGAGGGCAACGAATAACGCCTTTGACGAGATCGTGGACAGGGTGACGGCGGCTAAGGATGGCGAGAAGTCGCTGAAGTACGACCCGAACCAGCCGAGAGTACCGGCGGGTAATCCGACGGGGGGACAGTGGACGGATGGGGGAAGCGCTAAAGATGATTGGATTAATTCATTAACCGTTGACGAAAAACAAGCTCTTTTCCATTGGGGTGTGTCTGGTCGTGATATGAGAAACGTGCAATCCGGTGATGTTTCTGGAATGACGGCGACAGAGATAGAAGATGCCAAGCGATACTTAGATGATTTTAATATGGCACTAAAAAGGGGTGTCCCGTACGACGGCGTGGTATATCGCGGTTTATACGATGTC